TAATACTGAACCAAAGGAAACGACTAAACCTACTCAAACTGTAGCGTCAGCTACGCGGAGTGTAAAACCAAGTCGCAACACAGTGAGACTCACTTCATCTCAAGTAGCAATTGCTAAAAAATTAGGAGTGCCACTAGAAGAATATGCGAAACAATTAAAAATCACGAAGGAGGCATAAGCATATGAATACAGATAAAATAAAAACTTCCCGTGCGAGTCAAACAAGAGCTAAGACAGCTAAAAAAACTGTTTGGACTCCACCGTCATCTTTAGATGCACCCCCTGCACCAGATGGGTACCATCACAGATGGATAAGAGCCGAGACTATGGGTTTTGATGATACAAAAAACATGTCAGGTAAACTAAGATCAGGATATGAATTAGTAAGAGCTGATCAATATCCAGATGTAGATTATCCAACTATTAACGATGGAAAATACAAGGGCGTGATCGGAGTTGGTGGCCTATTGCTGGCTAGGATATCAATAGAGTTAGTTAAATCGCGTGAGGAATATTTTAATAAACTTACAAAAGCAAAAGACGAAGCGATAGATAACGATCTCTTGAAGGAACAGCACCCAGGTATGCCTATCGATGTTGATAGACAGACTCGTGTAACCTTCGGTGGTACAAAAAAAGACTAATAATTTTTTAGTAATTTTTGCCAACGAATAAATTAACCGTTTACCTTTGGTAAACAAATGGAGATAATAATATGGCAAACCAAGACGCAGCTTTCGGATTAAAACCCCTAGGCAAAATTGGTCAAGCAGCTGATAACAACGCCGCTACTGAGTACGAAGTAGCAGCATGTGCATCTGCATTTTCTCAAAACGATATGATGCTAGCTTTAGCAGCTGGTACAGTCGGAATTGCAGCGAATACAGATAACGGAGTTCTTTTGGGCTCTATGCAAGGTGTTTTTTTCACTGACGCGACTACAAGTAAACCGACCTTTGCTAATCACCTAGCCGCTTCAAACGCAGCTACTGATATCAAAGCGTTTATTACTGACGATCCTTTTCAAGTTTATGAAATACAATCGGCAGCAACTGGCGCAACTCAACAATTAGACGTTTTTACAAACGCTGATTTAACTGTTGCAGCAGGTGCTACACCGCATTTTGTTTCTAAAACTGAATTAACGGACACACAAGCAACAACAACAGCCAACATGCGAATCATTGGAGTTTCTGATGACCCTGACAATAGCGATTTAACATCTGCTAATTGTAACTTTAAGGTAATCATTAATGAACACTTCTACATGACCGCTACTGGCGTATAATAGCAGAATAGGAGAATAAATTATGGCTATATCAAGAGGACAACTAGTTAAAGAACTAGAGCCAGGTTTGAATGCACTATTCGGCTTGGAATACAACAACTATGCTAATGAGCATGCGGAAATTTTCGATACAGAAAATAGTGACAGAGCTTTTGAAGAAGAAGTAATGTTATCTGGTTTCGCAAATGCACCAATCAAAGCTGAAGGAACTTCAGTTTCATTTGATAATGCACAAGAAACTTTCACAGCTCGTTACACACATGAAACACTTGCTTTGGCATTTGCAATCACTGAGGAAGCTATCGAAGATAATCTTTACGATAGACTTGCTTCGAGATACACAAAAGCTTTAGCGAGATCAATGGCTAACACTAAACAAGTGAAAGCTGCTAATGTGTTAAACAACGCTTTTGGAACTGCAAACGGTGGAGATGGAAAAGCACTATGTGCTGACGATCACCCAATCGTAGCAGGAACAGATAGAAATGAGTTATCTACTGCGGCAGATCTTAACGAAACATCATTGGAGCAATCTTTAATAGATATCGCTGCGATGACTGACGAAAGAGGTCTTAAAATTGCAGCTCAAGGTACTAAGTTAATTATACCTTCAGCTTTACAATTTACAGCTGAGAGATTAATGAAGTCTGCTGGAAGAGTTGGAACAGCTGATAATGATATTAATGCTGTTGTATCTAAAGGAATGATCCCACAAGGTTATGCGGTAAATCATTACTTAACAGATACAGATGCGTTCTTTATCAAAACAGACGTGCCTAATGGTCTAAAACACTTTGTTAGAGCACCAATGAAAACAGCTATGGAAGGTGACTTCACAACTGGAAATGTAAGATACAAAGCTAGAGAGAGATATTCTTTTGGATTCTCTGACTGGAGAGGTATTTTCGGATCACCAGGAGCATAATCATAACATTTTTGTGGCGAGACACAGTCTCGCCACAATTGACTTTTAGAAAGGATTAATCATGAAAAAACTCTTAATAAACATTTGGGCATACAGTTATCATGCTAAATTTGAAGTATTAGCTGAAGATAACCCTAAATCAGTTGAACAATCTATCCTTGACAAGATTGGAGAAAAGAGTATAACATGGGAATATCTCGGAAATAATTACTCAGACGAGATAAATCGAATAACTTTTGAGGAGGTTATTAATGATACAAGACCTATACAAACGAAAAAGGTCCTTGGAGTTGAAGTGGGAACAAGAGCATATTAATGAAAATAGATATACTCTTGAAATGGTCAGAATTGATGACAAAATTAAAAAAGTCATTACTGATATTAAGCTGGAAGAAGCAGCTCTTGCTCACAGGCAAAACACTATTGAAGATGCCGCTCCACAAGTTTCTGTAGCTACTTAATCAAAAGCTACATTGCTGAAATGCATAAATACCGTAGGCTCTCTTGCACTCTACTAAAAACTGTTGTACAAATATCACACCATACAAAAATAAAATAAATTAAATGTAGACGCGTATGGTCGACATTCCCTAGGGACTACATTTAAAATATCTAGGAGGATATTATGGCAAATACAACTTTTTCAGGTCCAATAAGATCTGAAGATACTTTTAAAACAATTAGTAAAAACTCTAGCACTGGAGCAATTACTGAAATCATCACTTTAGGTGATGGACCTGTTGCATTAGGAGATGAGAATAAAACTCTTGATAACGCAACACATAGTGGAAGAACTCTTGTAGTTCCTGCACTTGGAGCTAATAGAACTATAACTTTACCAGCGCCAGTTGCCGGCTCTCACTTTAAATTTATTTATGGTGGTGCTGCGGAAGAAGCAGAAAATTTAATTATAATAACACCAGGAAATAGTAATTTTTTTATTGGTGGAATTATTCATTTAGATTCAAATGCTGATAACGTATCTGTTTATTCTGATGGAAACTCTAACTCAAAACTAACTCTTACAGATTTTGGTTTATTTGAGATAAATATTTTGGCTAAAGATAGCACAAACTATTATATTTGGGGTCAAGCAGAAGGTGTAGATGTACCTGCATTTGCAGATCAATAATAAATAATTATGTGGGGCTTCGGCCCCACAGTTTCTTAATTAAGGAGGGAAACAATGGCAGATACAGTAACAGGACCAACTATCATGCAAGAAAATGATGTTAGAGTGGTTATTAAAATAGTAAATCAATCAGACGGATCAGGTGCAACAACAGTATTTGGTGACGTTTCAGCAATGGCTACAAACGCACAAGGTGCTTCTTGTTTACATTTAGTTTTACAAAGAGTCTGGTATTCATGTCAAGGTGGTGACGGTGGAGATTCTTTTGCACGTTTAGATGAAGAAGATGATGATGGAGATATTCCTATTATCGGATTAACTGGTGCAGGATATTGGGATTTTAGAGAATTTGGAGGACTAAAAACTGACAAATCAAACAACACTAATGAAAGTGATGTTAATCTTGTAGTTCCAGGTACAGCTGATTCTGGTAACATGTATACGGTAATAGCAGAATTTAAAAAATTATATTAGGAGGTAACGGATGGCCAATACAACTTCCGGCACAGTTACTTTCGACAAAACGTTTGCAGTTGATGATTTAATTGCAGAGGCGTATGAGCGAATTGGATCACAAGTAACTTCTGGATATCAATTAAAATCAGCAAGACGTTCTTTAAACATAATGTTTCAAGAATGGGGTAATAGAGGTTTGCACTATTGGGAAATAGCTGAAACTAATATTGATTTAATTGAAGGTCAAACTGAATATACTTTTTACAGAGAAAGTGGTGATGGGACAAGTTCTAGCACAAATGCAACATCTAATGTTTATGGTGTAGCAGATATTTTAGAAGCAACTTTAAGAACTAGCAGAACTTCAACTTCACAAGCTGATCAAGCATTAACAAAAATAGATAGATCTACATATTCTGCATTATCTAATAAATTATCTAAAGGTACACCTTCACAATACTTTGTACAAAGATTTATTGATAAAACTACCTTAACAGTTTATCCAACAGCAGATTCATCTAATGCATCTAAAGATTTACATTTTTATTATGTAAAAAGAATACAAGATGCAGACTCAACTTATACTGATGCAACAGA